TAATCGCCAACGGTAGCAAATTGAATTTGTTGCGAGTCTCCATTAACGGGGTCTTCGCCAGGACACCCAATCGTTACGACATCGCTAGCCGCCGGATAGTTATAGCCAATTGGCGGGATTGGATAAATTGAAGGCGGCTGAATCGGACTCGTTCCGGTTGATCCAGAATTGCCAAGAAGACACATGTATGGGCCAGCATTGGCCAGCGTATTGATTCCAAGCTGCACCCAGTGCGGCGGAAAGTCTCCAACTGTTGTTGGTCGAATAAGTGCAGCAAAACATGAATAGGTTTTAAAGCCAGTGTTGAGTGAGCACGACCCAGCGGGACCGGCCTCAGCAGTGCCATTACATCCAACGGTGTAGGGAAACAAATATCCTGTCAGCCTTACAGACTTAACATCCAGAGGGCAGAGAAGCGAAGACGACGGCGTAACAGGAAATATTTCATTGGGTTTTGGCAATCCCGTGGAAGGATTAAGCCCACCAGGGAATCGATATTCTCGTTCAATATTAATTTCCTTTGTCGGGTCGTCTCTCGTCAATGTTTTTGAAAATGACAGGCATGGCGCAATTTGATTTAGCCCATCCGCTGGTGGTGGGTGAATGTCCGATGCTGGGACGATTCGTTTTATCTCAACATTAAAAGTCAAACTTTTATTTAAGTTGACGGTCATCCTGACACATACTTGAAGAGTTAAACCGTAGCTAACTCCGCTTGAAATTAATGCCGTACAATCGGCTATTGCCTCACCTTGCCATACTCCACTATCGATTACCGGATCATGCGGCTGACACCCTAAACTCACATAAACGCCAGTGCAATAAATTGACGGTGTCACAGTTGATTCGTTTGGACAATCGGGAGACGAGGAAAAAAGTTCAATGAACAGCGCGCCACCCTGCATCGGCCAACCAACCGGAGTACACGCCAATGAGCAATCAATTTCGACCGGATCGGATTGGCATATGTTGGCGCCCTTGCAAATATCAGATGCAATTGGACGGCGCGGAGAATAGAGCAGACCCGTGACAGGCCCGTTAAGCAAAAAAACACCAGTTTCAGCGGTCAGCGTTGGCATCACGCACCAAAAAACATTTGGAAATTTTCAAAAACCAAATTCTTGGAAACATTGGCTAAGTTGCTTGGATTATTTGCGTTTTGCAAAAGTTTGAATGTCATCGGAACATTCAGAACATCTTGCACCTGCATTGTTCTTAAAAACATATACGGATCAAAAGGACTATTTAACGGGCCTTGGTCAAGGTACGAAAGACCTTTTGTATAATGCCACCACCGGCAAGTTGCAAATCGTGGCGATTTAAACACCGTTGGCGCCGATGAGTTCAGGTAAAACCAAGCTTCAATGCTTAGAATTTGCCTTTTGGGATTTAGCCAAGGTAGTGGCGTATCGTCAATTTTATACAGCGTTTTGTCTCTAGGCAAAACGCCGCAAATAGCTTCACCAACATAATCTCCTACTGTTGCATTGAATTTCCATTTTTGTAGCGGCACTTTTACAGCGCCAAGATTAAAAAACAGAATATAAGACAGGCCGTCAAATGACCCAAGAAGAGAACCAGACGAATTATATACATTTAACGGCGTGCAAAATGGTGTCCAGTTCTCTCGCACGGATGTCTGAGATTTGTCAAGAATATTCAGCGGGTCAGTGCTTTTGCGAGCGTCTTCATAATAAATTTCGCCATTCATCGGCTCTGGAACACCACGCGATGTATAACACCATCCACCAGGCATGAGATTTCCTAGCCAATCATCCTCGTAAATATTTAAATCCGCTGTCGTCCATTGTACCTCATTGATATTTTCAAACGGATAATCAACTTGATTGCGCCTCATTAATCTTTGATAAGTGGTGTGATTAGGATATCGTTCAGCATTGTAGCCTTCATAAATAGTCGCGTACCAATCGTTGATTTCAGACAAATCAAATCTCAATTCAGCATTTGGAAAATTAAATTGACTTATATTTTTGCCGTAATAAACCGCGCCCTCATAGACTCCCGGCCAGACCTCGGGAGGCGGTCCTTGCGGTTTTCCACGAATTAATGTTTGACCAGAAACCTGTAGTTCAGAACAGAGATAAACCGCGCCCATGAGATGGCATGAAATTGATTTTAAAGGAACGCCAGAAAATACAGCCGGCTGAAGGCACGCTCCTTTTAATTTTTGTGCTTGAAAATTCATGTCATCGTCACCGTGTCGATTGTCAAATTGACTGTCACGGTATAGCCGGGGCTAACCTCGACAACACAGACACGATTGAAATAAAAACTATAGGCACCAGTATCAACATCGTAGGAGCATGTCGTTGTCTGCGAAACAATGCTTGTTGGGTCATCGGGCTCCTGAACAACTACAGCGCCAGTTGCCCCATCTGAGCCGTCCGGCAGGGTGCAAAGGTTCAGATAAACAGTCAAAGACCTGGGATAATCCGTTGGCGGAAGTGTGCCTGTTGTCGTGTATATGTACCCATATGTTCCCGGTCCGTACTCTTTACAAATGCTTACAAGGGTAAGCGTGAACGGTTGATCTGTTGCGTCACAATAGGAATAGATTGGCGGACCACCAACTGTCGTACATGAATATTTGCCCGAAAATGATTTAGGTGGCAATCCCCAACCGCAACACCAATAGGGTCTAGGCAATGGCTTGATAGTTGTGCCGTTTCCTGTGCAGTTAAATGTTCTGATCATAGGTTTTATTTATATGTGACATACAGAACATTTCCGATACATTGTACGGCTGTTACTGGGCCATCGCACCCGCCGCCACCGCCGCTGGAATATTCAAATTCCAGCAACGCAACAACCTGACCCGATCCAGATAATGTCGATGTATCAGCGATCACACGCGGACGCAAAACGACGATTGTATCAGTCGGCACGGATGATGAGCCGTTCAATTCCGCCGCATATGCCGCGGAACTGTCGCCCGTTCTTCCGCCCGGCAGAGTCTCGTATCCACTGCCGTCAAGCTTTGGACGCACTTCCGACCATTGATAAAATGTCGCCGATCCTAGCGTGAATTTGCCCGTGATTTTTGCCGTGATCCGCTCATCCTGAATCAATCGAATCGAATACCCGCCACCAGGTATTTGGTCAACAGCCATCCTTGGATCGCCAGAAACAATCCGCATGGTTATTGATCCGGATTTGAAAATAACAATTGAAACGGATAGGACGGATACAACGGCAGTCCGCTGTTTTTGTTCTGAACATAATACCAATTATTATCCATCGCATTCAAAACAAGGTTGTGGCCATAGGCAACAAAAGAATTGTTAGTGACAGTGAATGTTTGTTTTGGCGCTTGATCTCGAAGTATAAAGTTAAAAACAAGATCACATAATTTTTGTTGGCTTGGAACGGATGCGCCGGCAAATTGAACAAATTCAGGAAATGGTGGAGTGTAAACGCGCTCAACATTCACGCCATTAAACAGCAAGGAACCCGCCGCAAAACCGTTCCATGCCGTTTGATTTATTCGGCCCAAGCCCGCATTAATAAACGAGCTTGTTGACTCGATAAACGAATAAGGAACGCAATGCCATTTGAATTCTATTACTGTTGATTTGATTAATTGGCGCAATTGTCCGCCCGCAACAGGCTTGTTTTGCAATGTCAATCCAGCTGGATTGGCATTCATTTTCCATTCCATTTGACCCTGTGATGCGGTCAGATATTCGGCCGCGGGCTTGTAGTGAATTTCCGTGAATCTTAGCCACTCTTCGGCATAGCCTTTATTGGCCACAGCCGCTCCGGCATCATCGTAATAACTAAATTGTTGTTTTGGAATCGACGAATCCTTGAGCACGGCATAAGGTCGCGCCGTGAATTCGGCTAAGATTTCATATTTCTCATAACGAGCATAGTATTCAATCGCATCGGCTTCCGGCTGCGTGTCAATGAATTGATCCGCCGAAGCATATTTTTCCTTGAATTTCAATCCTTCAATAGAGCTAATTCGATCACAAAACAGCCAAGGATATTGAGGATGCGCCGCCGGCAGGGATCGTTTGATCCCATTGGCAAGAGGGACAGCGTTTCCCAAAAGATCGTTGGCGCAGAATTCCAGACGAATTTCGTCCGTGATAAATCTCATGGAGGCGCGACCGCCTTCCATGAGTGAAAATCCCGCCGTTGAATTTGATCGCGCTCCAATCCGCTCGGTTGCTTGGTTGATGTTGTTCAAACTCATGCGACACCTCGAGCGAATACAGCATCACCAGGTGCGACCGGCTCAATTTGCTGCACTTGTCGCATTGCCGCAACAAATGCCTCTTGAGCTGCGTTCTTGATCACCTCCGGCAATTGTGCGACATTTTTGCGGGCGTCGGCATCTTCTTTTTCTTTTATTTGCGCTTGACTGCTAGTCGCAACAAACGCTGACAAAAGTGTTTCACGCGTAAGGTCGGCGATTGATTTGAAAGCCGGATTTGTCGCGGCTGCAAGACCGGCAGCAGCACCAGGTCCACCGGCCTGTCCGATCAATCGATTCATTTCCTTGTCAAGTTTTCCCATGGCGTCAGCAAGGTCTTTCTGTCGCTTGTCAATTTGTTCAGGCTTTGCCTTGGCTGCAATATCCTTTTGCAGCCCAGCGGCCTGATCCATCGTTGCTTTCAATGCCTCCTGATACGCCGCATCCGCCGCCGCCTTTTGCGGATCGACCTTCTGCAAGAATTCAAATCGTGTTCCCTGTTGCGTGATTGTCTTGTAGACATTTTCTAGCGCATCTAATTTCTTTTGTGCGGTCTCTGCTTCCTTTTCATTTCCAGCCTTTTTTGCCTTATCCAGATCTTTCTGCAACGCTCGCATTTCATCGCCTATGCGAGCCTCAAGAGTTCTATTTTGCAATCGTCCAAAATCAAATGTCGCCGCCCTTGGAGTTATTTTTTCGGCGATATTTTTGAATGCGGCGGTTAGCGGGTCGGCTGCTTGCAGTGCCTTTCGCTGTCGGTCTCGTTCAGCATTAATGCTTTGAGTCTGATAAAACAAATATTGATCAAGAACAGGAATAAGTTTTTCGATCGCCGACGCCATCATATCAATATTGCGAATCAAATGATCGCCTATTGATTTCGCCAGCTTCTCAAATTGCGGTTGCAGCTTTTGAAGAATCGGTCTGAGCGTGTCCGCAAATTTGCGGATAACATCGGTGGCAATTCGGACTATTGGCAATAATGCCTCACCAAATACCGCTTTCAAGTCGCGCAACGCCAAATCAAATTCGACCATCGCGCCAGGATTGAGGGTTTCAACCGCTTCCCTGATTTGTCCAATCAAAGCCGGTACGGCATTGAGCGGATCGGTAAGAAGGTTTAATACCGTTTTGCGAATTCCTTTAAACGCATCACCAACGGCATTTGCCGCGGCTCTTTGCGCCTTGCCTAAAACATCAAGCCCGCTGATCACATCTGAAATCGTGTCAATTATGATATTGAGTCCATTCAAGAACATTTGAATCGGACGCAATACCGCTCCAAGAAGCGTTGACAGAGCCTTGTAGCCTAGAAGAACTGGACCAAGAATAATGCGCATCATGCTGGCCAAAACATCTATGACGGGCTGAAACACATCGCCAAGGGCTACGACAACCTCATTCAACGGCTTCAACAAATCATTCAATCGCTTAAACGCTTCGCCCAGGATTCTTGTGACAATATTGGTTTTCAGGAATCCACCGGCCAATTTTTTATTAGCATCGTCAAGCGGCTTAATGTCCGGCTTGACGCTGCTTGGCAAGGTTGTCGCTAAACCAGATGGCATGGAGGGAGAGCGTGACTCCGGCACCGCCGCACCCATTGCCGACGCGACACGCTCGAGCATCGACGAATAACGATCGAGAGCGGCGATCAACGGATCAAGCGATCCGCCACCGCCGCCCATGCTCGCCGTTAGATCAACTGCGCCCGCCATTTCGTGCCGCCCATTTGGTTTGCAATTCTGTTAGCGATATGCCCATAGCCGTGCCCATCGCTAGGAATTTCGTTTTTGCATCGATCATTTCGGCCTCACGCCGACTGGAGGCAATGCTTCCAGGCATCTGCCTCGGATGACCTTTATCGTCGCGCTCTTTCCCATAAATCCTCCATATCTGGTAATCGGTCAGGTCCGCAATTTCATGGACCCTTAGCAAATACGGCGTGTCTGTCAGGCTGGCGACAACCGCCAGCGCGTTCATCACTCGGAGGTTTCGCTCCTGCCCGGCTGGCCCTCCGCCTGCCTCCGGGTCGATGGGAAAGACTCTGTGAACACGGTGCCAATCACCGTCGCAATCTCGTCAGGATGCTCCGAAACAAGCTTTGCCGCAGTCGAATCAGATACGCCAGCAAGCAACTTCACCAGCGTTTCCAGCCCGCTGGTACTGCTCAAAAATTGCCGGCAGATTGGGCCTCCAAATGCAAACGCTCCCGATGAAATGCGATCCATATATGCGCCATAGGCAAGTTTAAATTCTTCATCGCCTAATTCATTTTTGTCTCGAAACAATTCAGTTCTGGCGCGATCTTGAACCGCCCTTTCAATCCCTGATTTGGCTTTTTGCGTTAGAAGGTTGAATTTGTATTCCGTGCCAGCAATCACACATGTGATTGGGCTGGCATTTCCTCCGAGCGTCTGCGAAACGGTCATATCGTGATCCCCGTGGTGTTGTCGTCACCGTTGCCGTCAATCCAATTACCAATGACGACCACAGATATATTACATTGGATCACGCCGCGAACATCAGAGGAAAGCTCGCACGATTCGACGCGTGAACGCAAAGTAAATGAATAAAAGCCAAGAGAATCAAAAACTAAAGAGACATCGATTTGATCACCGGGCTGGAGAAAATACCCTTGCAAAACTGGATCATTGGACGCAATCCATGGCCCCGACATCTGGATAGATGCGACTGGAAGACCAACAATAGATTTGAAGCTTGGCTGATCATAATCCGAAATGTCTAGACGCTCACTCTCAACAGTGAGCGTCCACGAATCCATTGAAGCGACTTGAACGCCATCAAATATGACTCGGCCATATTTTCCGGTGAAATACGAGGGCATAGCGTCCTCATACTGTGACGGAGAATGATCCGTTGCTAGTGGCCGTCAATGTGACCATCGCCACGCCACGCACATTGACATCTACTTTCACGGATGTCACTCGTCCGGTAATCGTGTATGCCGGCGCGCCGGCATCGGTGGATGTTGTCAAAACAAATGTTCCGGATGCGCCGGGCTGAAGTCCGATTGATCCGTCGTATGGCCCGGAACAAGTGATGTCGGCTGAGAAGATTCCCGCCTCGTTTGCCTGATATCCTGATGATCCAAAATTCGTAACATCAATCGATTCATTTTTAATGTCGGCCGACCAATCCGTGAGCGGTTGCGTGTTGCCACCGATCGACGCCGAACCTGTTTTTCCCGTGTAAAATGCCATAAAGCCTCCTTATACCGAAACGGAATAAGAGCCATTGGAAGTAGCTGTTAGCGTACACATTGCCACGCCACGCACATTGACATCAATTTTCACGCTTGTGATTCGTGCCGTCACCGAGTAGGAAATGCCGCCCGATCCCGCTGTTAAAACGAATGCCGCGGAATCGCCTACCTGAGCGCCCATTGACCCGTCATAAGGTCCACTAGCCGTGATATCGGCTGATGAGATTCCAGCGTAATTTTCCTGATATCCTGACGATGAAAAATTCGTCACATCGATGGATTCAGATTTAAAATCCGCGCTCCAATCCGTCAACGGTTGGGAAGCGGTTGCGATAGATACAGTGCCCGTTTTGCCGGTGTAAAACGCCATGTCATTGACCTCCTATCAGTGCGATTTCGTAAGTGCCCGATACCGCCCCAACATTCGTGATTTTGATATTTTTTGCCGATCCGCTGACAGTTCCATAGGTGCCATCACCGATCAGGAAAAACCCGCCAGCCTGAACCGTAACGGCCGGAGTGGTGCCACTCAAAAACCAAGTCAATCCGTTTGATGCGCCAGGTTCATATTTCATTGCCGCCGTTGTCGCAGTCAGTTGAAACGCGATTATTTTTGTTAGGGTCAACGATTGGCCCAGATAATCGGTCACGCCTTGGAGGTCAATTGTGGTGCTTGCCGATGCGGCCAATGTGCCAGAAACCGCATAAATTCGGTTGTAGGTCGTTGTGTCCGGCGATTGCGTAATGCTAAGTTGATCCGGTCCTTGTTTGGTTTTCACAAACCCGGTATTTGTCCTGGATTGAGACCAAGAGATTTGACCAACAACGGCTGAGATATCAACGCTCATGCTGATCTTGCCTCCAACCGCCGGTATGTGATCGTCATGCCGGAAATATCATAATTGTTGACATTTCCAATGACGGATTCAAAAGCCGGTTGCATGTTGATCTCCATCCCGATTATACCCGTAACTGTCGGCAATGTCGGCTGGTAGAGCTTCTGACGGATATTCTCCCGCAACTGCAAATATGAAGAGACATTCGCCGAGAACACGCGGTTGGCCGCCTGAACTATCGTCACTTGAACCGTGTAATCCCATGCCACGGCCAAATTAAACGCATCAATTGCGTTGGTTTCTTGCAGTGGTGAAACGATAATCACCGGCAGGGCATCGGTCTCTAACAAAATTGCCCGTGAACGAATAACAACGGGAGGCACACTCGCTATCGTCTCGATACGAGCCTTGATGTCCGCCATGATGTCGTAAAACGCACTCACAGAGCGACTCCAGCATCTGCGGTTGTTTCGACCTCCCACATGTTCTTGTTCACGCTTTGCGTGACATTATTGATTCTGAATTTGCGGCCCGTGGAGTCGGTCAGTAATGCATTGATTTCCGGTGCCGTGGCGCATTCCTGTATCCATAAATTCCATCGGGTGATGTTGCCGTAGGCCAGCAATGATCCGCCTGATCCGACATCCAGATTTGCGGGCAATCGCAAACATCTATAAATCGTCTGCGTATTGCCGTTCAAACGCGTTAACACCAGCGTTTCTAGCTGGTCAAAATAGTTGTGATCGCCGGCTGGGCCGGGCCAAGATAATGTCATGTCGGATACTCCACCTCAACACGCTTGAGGCCAAGCGCCGCAGCGCT